CGTGAGCTTGCACGCCGAGCGGAAGAAGAAAGACTTCCAGGCGAAATGTATCGTGCCCTTGGTTTTGATGAAACAGGTTATCCCTTACCGATGTCAACGCTTGAGCGTTTGGAAGCGCAACTTAAAAGTCTTCTAAAGGATTTTCAAGATTATAGGAACCGACCGGGTGACTTTGAAAAGATGTTGGAGCAGGAAGAAAAGCTTCAAGAAGATAAGGACGCGTACCAGCGCGAAATCTATCGTCAAATTGAGGAAGAGGACGCAGCCCAAGAGCGCTTCGATCGTGAGTATAACAAGAAGTTTGATCAGCCTTTGCCTAAAATTCCTGAAGGTGGCGACGCTCCGGGTGGAGGTCTATGACATGCCCAAACCCGCCAAAGGCAAAGCCAAAGTCAAAACCGTTAAGAACCCCAAGACCGGCAGAACCCGGAAGGTTTCCTACGGGCAAGCTGGTCGTGCCAAGGGCGGGGGGGCTCGTGTTAAACCCGGCACCAAGAAGGGGGATGCCTACTGCGCCCGTTCCTATGCCCAGAAGAAGAAGCACAAGAAAGCAGCTAAAGACCCAAATAGCCCATTAAATCTAAGCCGTAAGAGGTGGAGATGTAAGGGCAAGAAATCTATGAAATAAGGAGTATTTCACATGCCAACAGTACAAACATCGCCAAAGCTAGGATCTGTCTCTTTTGACGTTTCTAGCTCCAGCAACATTCAGACCAGTTTTCAAACTGCCAAGTCAGCATCTGTTGCCTTGCCGCAGTTATTCGATTCCTCAGTTAAGATTGTCCCAGAGTATCTTGTTGTAAACGTGTCATCCATTGGCTCAGCAACAAAGCTTACCATTGCTATTTCAACTGATAGTGGTGGTGATGCTCTTGTCATCCCAGACACCGAGGCTACAATTGCTCTTGGTAAGACGACCACTACTGATGGTCTAGCCGCATACGCCATTCAGTTGCCATTTGTTGCGTCCGGCGCAACAACGCTCTACCTTCACTTCAAGGCAGATGCGGGCAACACCATGGACATTGATTCTGCTAGTCTCTTCTTTGGTCGAGGAGCAACGTAATGCCTGTCGCCGAAGTTAATGTTGGGAGGGTCATCGCCCCTCCCCGTGCCACTAATGGTTCGCAGGACACTTCTGTTTGGGGACTTCTAACAACAGACGACATTGTATCTACATCTGACCCTAACAGCTTGGAAACAAGCAAGGCTATGTCAGGCAACGAGTTTCAGTTTACAGGTACAGCGCCAGTAGGTTCCAACCTTGACAACCCAGATGACGGCTGCCTTTACCGCTTTGCTCTCAAAGACCCGGCGTCTGGTGCTACGCTTGTTGCTGGTGACGGAGACATTGTAGGTGTTGAGTTTTACTTCCAGTTTGGAACTAATGTTCCCAATGCTGAAAATGAAATGTTTTTTACCGGCGTTTATGACGGAGGAGCAACCGCAGCCAACGGTTCGTTTGCTGGCTTCAAGTTTGACTCTACGCAAAGCCGCTTGTCCTATGGTTCCTACACCGGCACATCTAAGATAGCCTTTACACACAGCAGTGCCTACGCTTACCAAACAAGCATGCTTTTAGCAGACGACAGTGCTGATGCTTCTGCGGTTGCTGGCTTGCCTGCCATCGTTGTCTTTGACGACCCCGGCACACCTGCTCGTGTTGGTAGTGCTGTGTCCGGCACACAGACAACCACTATTGACGCAGGAGCAAACATCGCTCTTGTCTTTGCTGGCGATGTTGACGTAACCATCTATTACCGCTTGGTCTTCCCACCAAGCAGTCCATTCTAAGAAAGGGGGATAAGTGAGTGCAGCTATTGACAAAGGATTATCCAAACTTGTTTCGAGAAAGCTTTTGGTTTGGGCAACTGCTACTGCTCTTATGGCTGCCGGTAGCATTGAGTCTGGTGATTGGGTTATCCTGTCAGCACTCTACATCGGTGGACAGTCAGTCATTGACTCCATCGTCAAACTGCGAGGTGCAGAGAAATGAGAAAGAAGCGGAAGCCTTTACCCAAAAGGTATGGCGCACCCCCTGGTTCCCAGCGGGAGAAGTTGATGCGCAAAGCAGAAAGATTATACAAAGCTGGTAAGAAAGCAGAAGCAGCAAAGCTTCGTGAAAACATGGAAGCAAAGGAGCGTAAACGTGGCACTAAGCAAGTCAACAAAAGACAAACTGCGAAAAAAGGCAAGCGGAAGTAAGTTCACTCCCTCGCAGCTTGAGCGAGTCTACAAGAGGGGTCTAGGTGCTTACACGTCCGGTGGGTCTCGTAAAGGTATGACGGCTCACCAGTGGGCTATGGCACGCGTCAACTCATTTGTTTCTGGCAAGGGTGGTGCACGTAAAGCCGACAAGGACATTGCCACTGGTAAGAAGAAACCCAGCACAAGGAAGAAGTGATGCCTTATTCAAAGTACAGCAAGAAGCAAAAGAAGTTGGCTGCGGTTGCTCCTCCAAGGAAGAAGATAACCGCTGCTGACCTAAAGAAAGTTCGCAAGCCAAAGAAGAGGAGAAAGTGATGGCATACGGTAAGAAGAGCAAAGTGAAGAAGATGAAGGCTGTAAAGCCGAAGAAGAAGGTTGTAAAGAAAAAGTAGTTGAATTTTGCTGTTGGTTCTGCTAATATCTATTTAGAGATAAGGAGAACCTCTGCTATGAAGAAACGACGTTATGGTCGTCAGACCACAAGAATACCTAGAGCTACAAATACAGACAGACTAAACGCTTGTAAGACCTGGGAGGAAGTGCAATTTTGTCCTCTTTATGATGACTGGATTAAAACTATTTCCTTCAAGCCAGGCATCTACCATCCAAAGATGGAAGCGCCAGATCCAATAGAGACTAATCTTTCACGAGCACGTTATGAAGTTTTATGTGACATTATTGACAACCTCTTGACAAAGGAAGAGCAGAAGATCTTTTATGGTATTGCTGAGGAATCAAAGTCTCTTCGCGTTGTTGCGAAAGAACTAAACTGCTCTTACGAAAAGGTTAGGCAAGTGTTCATTCGATGTCAGAACAAGATTAAGGAAAACCCAGATGTCCAAAGAATACAGTCAGGATCGGATTGAAACTTACATCGCAAGGCTAGACCAGACTTGGTTTCAGCAAAAGCGTTTGCGAGAAAAGTGGGACGTTAATGTTACAAGACCTTTTATCAAACTTATGGAACTAGATACGAGTGTAAAGGGTCTTATTGACAAACATTTTAAAGTAGTAGAAGGCGACGACTTCACGCGCCGAGAGGAGAAGCAATTAGCCAATCTCCTCAAACGTGTCGATTAGAAGCAACGGAGTATTCAGATGGCAAGAAAAGACGGCGAGCCCGACCTCTCTAGAAATGCACAGTCCGCTATTCGTAGCATTAAGAGAGGAGAGTTTGAAAAGTCAGTAGCACTTATCATCGCAGCGATGATTAAGAAGTTTGATAAGGAAGACTGGAGGACTGCTAAGATTGGCGACCTCATTCAGCTTCTCATTCTACTTCGTGGTGTTATGACGAAGAACCAGGAAGGCAAGACGCCAATTGACGAATGGCTCATCTCAGTCTCTAAGCGTGTAGACACAAAGATTCGTGAACACGCTGAGAGCGAAGATGAGCCTGACGAGTAAAAGATATTCACTAGACGAGATCCTTTCAGACCCAGTTCTATTCATAGCTAGACTCTGGATTAAGGACAAGGAAGGTAATCTAATTCAGTTTGGCGAAGTAATGACGCCAGAACAGATTACAGTTATCAAGGCTCTCCACAAGCACAACCGTGTAGCAATAGTCAAGGCGCGACAGATGGGCATTACCACTGTCGTGCGTGCTTACTGTTTCTGGGAAGCATACACCAGCCACAGAACTATTAACTCTGTCGTGGTGTCCAACAAGCAGGGCTCAGCTAACGAGATTCTTAGAATCGACAAGAGGTTTTACAACAGCCTCCCTGACCCTCTCAAGCGCCCTTCTCAGATTAACAGGCACCGCATCAACTTCAACTCCACGGACACCAGCATCATTGCAATGAGCGCCCAGTCAGACGCCTCAGACCGTGGCTACACACTCAACACAGTTCACGCTACGGAGTTCGCGTTCTACGATGACCCTGAGAACTGGTTGGCTTCTACACTTGCTTCTGTCAACAAAGGCAAACTTATACTAGAATCTACTGCCAACCACTTTGGTGATGCGCTTCACAAGATTGCGACCAACCCTGAAGGCTGGCACGTTGTGTTCCTTCCGTGGTCATCGTTCCCATCTTACCGACATACTCTCCAGTGGGGCAAGAATAAGTTTGTGGTCACTGATGATGAGCAGTCCATAATGGACAAGTTTGGTTTGGACAAGAACCAAATCTCTTGGCGTCGTAAGAAAATCGCAGAGATAAAAGACGAGCGTTTATTCAAGCGCGAGTATCCACTTTCAATTGAAGAAGCATATGCTATGGCTTCAGACAATTACTTTTACGATGATCACTTTGAAGAAGTTCAAAAGATTAAAATCAACGACAACACTATTGAAGTCATCTCACCGCATTCAACGAAAGACAACTACGTTATGGGCGTAGACATAGCAGGCGGCGAAGGCGGGGACTATTCAGTAGGCATTGTTCTTTCTCGTTTGACAAGTGCTCCAGTTGCCATTGTCAATAGCAACATGATGAGCGTCAATGACTTTGCCCAGGCTTGTATGAACTTGGCGCAGAAGTACAAAGCACAGATTGCTTTTGAAGAGAACAACCACGGACATGCTTTCAAGGAAGTCCTGCATCAGTATAGCTGGACAAACTACCGAGCGTTCAAGACCACTGCTAGAAGCAAGATTACAATTTATGAATTGCTCAAGACCTACCTTGAAGAAAGAATGATCAACTATTTGGATGAAAAGACTTACAACGAAATGCGAATGTTAATTCGCTCAGACAAGGGACTTGCCCCCTCCGCACCAGACGGCTACCACGACGACCGGTGCATGGCGTATGCCATTGGGCTTTACCACCTGAAAGACACTAGGATGCCTCTACCAGACTACGATCGTTGGATGAGTGAGGTGACCTCTCCGGTCAGTAATAGACCAGACCCAACAGCAAACCCGCTCAAGCGAACGGGGCAAAAACTCAGAATAGGGAGACGCTAAGATGAATGAAAGAGAAGTTGAATTCCTAGTAGACTATCACCGTAACTACTGGGACAGAGAGCGGGATCGAATGACCGCTTATAGTCGAGCTTACATGGGCACGATGTTTGACAGCAGCGTTGCCAGCTTGTTTGAGAATAACATTACAGTTAACACCTCCGATGGCTACGCCTACGTTGAAGGCTTTGTAGCATCGCTATTCAGCAAGAGCCCAGCCTTGACGGTTGGACCTGACGCAAAGGGAACTGGAAACCCAGAGGTAGTTCAAGCCTGTGTCAACCGATTCCTTTACGACAAGATGATTGTGTGTGAGAGAGGACTTCGTTACTCGCTCATCTATCCTTACTCATTCTTCAAGCTTGCTATCAAGGAAACTGAAAGCCTGCTTGACGCAGTTGAGATTCGGACGGTTCATCCTTGGGATGTTATCGTTGACCACGACGCAGAGGAGTGGCACGAGAGCAGGTTCGTAGGACACCGTTACTACCTGCCTTACAACCAGGCGAGAAAGAAGTTCCCTGGTATTAAGTTTGATCCTGTGGTTAAGGAAGACTACCTCAACAGTTCTGTCAACCCAGGCTACGGAGACAGCAGCACTGACTCACAGTCCTCTGACGCTTCTTACGATGGCAGTTACCTCCTAAGTTATGTCGAGATTTTTGAGTTCTATGACTTTGAATCTGACGAACTTATCATCTACTCGCCATCAGCACAGCGAGCAAACAAGATTATTTTCAAGGCAAACACCATTCCATTCCGTAAGGCAGACGGCTCACCCATTTCACCACTCGTGCCTGTCTACCTGTCTTACTCGCCAGACTCACCGCTCCGTGGGTACTCCTCGCTTGGTCGTGTCTATGACCAGTTGTGGGAGATCAACTCCATGCGAACGGTCTGGGCTAATGGCATCCGTCGTGACGCTCGTATCTATGTCACACGCAAGGGAGCCATTGACCAGGAAGGAGCGGCTATTCTAGCAGAAAACCGGGACATGTCAATCGTTGAGCTTGATGTGCCTCCTGATGTGGATGCTAGAAATGTTCTCGTCCCACTAGCACAAGCGACCTTCTCGCCTGACTATCAGATCTACAAGGCTGAGATTCGCTCTGACCTAGAACGTGGAACCGTCATGGCTCCGTTCACCAGAGGTCAGGCAACCGGTGCTAGTGCCACAGAGATTGCTGCTCTAACCCAATACTCTGCAAGCGAGATTGGACGCATGGCTCGCTTCTTCCATCGTTCTATTGAAATGATTGGTGAGGTTTATCAGTCCCTCATTTACCATCTCATTATGACTGGCGATGACGAAGACATGAAAGAAGTTGTTCTTATCGACAGAGAACCAGTGGTTCTTACACGCGAGCACTTTGAGGGTAAGTTCAAGTTTGCTTATGCTGACCAGGCTTCAACGCCTATCGCTTCCGCTGTCAAGCGTTCAGCAGTTATGCAGCTACTTGGTGTGCTTCCTCAGTTGGGTGTCCCGCCAGAGGCTCTACGAGATTACATCATCAATGTCTTTGACTTGCCCGAGGAGTTTGCAGAAGAGCCAGCACCACCACAAGCACCAGAGGGTATGACCTCCGAAGGTGAGGCACAAGCCGCAGAACAGGAAGGACTTCCCGTTGGTGGTGGTCCCGTGGCTGGACAGATTAGAGGACAGGCACAGCGCATGATGGCTGAGCAGATGATTGGAGACGTTACCTGATGCCGATCTACGAATTTAAGGGAAGAGAGACTGGTCGTATCTTTGAGTGGATTGGTTCACACAGTGAGCGTCCAACAAAGCTTTACGATCCAGACACAGGTGAGGAGTTTGTTTTAAAACTATCTGCTCCTAACCTACAAAAGTCTAACCTTGCCAGTTGGCAGGAAGGGCTCAGTCACCAGACTTATTATGACCGCAACTTGAAGCAAACCATTTATGGTGAGGCTCACAAGGAGCGTGTCCTAAAAGCACGAGGTCTAGTGAGGGAGCGTGATC